AACTAAAGCCAAGCAGTCAGTCGTGTTTCGAGAAAAACGGCTGATGGACTTCGTAATAACAAAGTCGATTTTTTTTGCTTCACAATCTGTAATCAGGCGGAGCAACTCCGGTCGTTTCTCGGCTTTGGTACCTGTGATACCTTCATCGAAGTAGAGACCGGCGAACTGCCAATCCTCACGAGAATTGATGTATTGTTCATAATGGCTTTTCTGAGCCTCAAGACTTTCCAATTGAGCGTCACTTCCTGTCGAAACACGACAGTAGGCGGCAACTCGAAGCTTGCTATTTATGGCGGTATTCTTTTGTACACCGTCAATTTTGGTTACCTTCTTCACGGTAGTTCACCTCCCTTCGTTAGTGTCACATATTAGCTCTGAATCCCTTATATATCAAGGAATTTTGGGCATAATCTCAACCCAGAACGGGGAGAATGTTTTACGATTTATTTCAGTTAATTTGTTGAATTCCGACAAGGAAATAAGTCCAAGCTTCATCATCTGTTCTGAGACCTTCTGTGCTAGTAAAAAGTCATAATCCTGCTCAATATCAGACTGCTGTATTGGCTTCGGAGAAGTAGAACCCGGCATTGAAGCTGTAATGTTATCTTGCATAATTTGCCTCCGATCTGAGGAAGTTCCTCACTACTAAATGGAGGCGAGATGGCAGTTTGGCCGAAAAAAGATAAATAAAAAAACGGGCCTGCAGGAGATAACTCCCACAGACCCTGTGCTTGATATGCCTTATACTTTCTTTGCAAAATCCAGAGAAATCCATCCGGCTCCGGATTTCAGTTTGCCCCAGAGGGTAGCGCCTTCGCCTTTGGACTCCTGGACGATTGTAAAGATGCCTTTGCCGGTGAACTGACCGGTCTTGCCATAGTTGGTACCTGGTCCTTTGCGGATATTCAGGTTGGTAATGTCTATCTGAACCTTATAGGAAGTATCTGCAGCAGGTGTTTGGACAGGCTTTGCAGCATTCGGATAAACGATATTGCCAGAGGCATCGAATACCTTGTATCCAGCATTCTCATCTGCCTTTTTCTTAGCATTAGCCAGCAACTTGTAGGCACCAAGCTGACTCTTAGAATCAGACCAAGTTTTGCGGACACGATATATTTGTGAAGTAGAAGCAGTGACGCCACCGGAAGAGGTTTTGGAAATCTCAGAAGTAACCTTAGCGGCCAGATCACCGAGTCTGGAATATAGCCAGTTACCGGGACAGGACTTGTTCGCAAACCATCTGTGGACCGTCAGCACCATTTCATCAGACTTCGGAGCATAGTTCAGCGTTTTTGTCTTGTCCCCAAGCCACAGGAGCTTCTTCTTACCGTTTCGCTTGCAGATATCGGTGCAGAGCTTGACGAGGGAATCATAGACCGCACTGTTCATTGCATACGGCTCGGACATATCACTGGCGCACTCGATAGTGACTGCACGCTGGTCATTGGCGTTGGACGAAGAACACCAGCTGCGGTTCTTCTCCTCCACGCAGAGAGAAATGCGACCATCTTTGCCGATGCCGTAATTGCAGCTTGCCTGTCTGGACGGACTGGTAAAGCAGCTGCAGATGCTCTCACAGGACAGCTGACCCACCACGCAGTGGGGCGTGATGCGGTCGATACTGTGGGTACGCTGCCCGGAGTGATTCGGACTGAGTTTGGTGTATGCTACCAATTTACTGTTTGTGTAGGTCATGTTAGTTTTCCTCCTTTGTGCTTCGATCGTGAAGCTGTTCTAATACGGTTTTGATTTTTTCTGGGACCGGAAGTCCGAGGTGAGCTGCATTTTCAAGTAAGCTGACGCCTTCGTTGGAAATGTAGAAGAAGATAACTGCAGTACGAAGCACGCTACCAGATCCGATGACATGAATGTCGAGGATATTGGCGATGCCTACAAGCAAGAAAATCAATACCTTTCTACAGATACCTTTAAAGCCAACTTCACTGGAAAGCGTGTGATTGGCAATTGCACACATGACACCGGTGATGTAGTCGATGACAACAAAGGCGATAAGAGCGTAGAGCAAGCCATCACAGCCACCAAG